GAGAAAGGCAACGGCTTGTCGATCATGGTCATTATGCTCATCGGACTGGCTTGCTCTGCTGTGGCCTACTTCTTCACGCTGCTCACGCGTTTCGCCATCTCGCGCAAACGCGAGTTCATGGCCGATGCCGGCGGTGCTGAGCTCTGTGGCAATCCGTTGGCACTGGCCTCAGCCCTGCGTAAGATTTCCAACAACCCGGGCTTGGGACATGCCGATCGTGAGGACATTGCCCAGATGTACATCATCCATCCACAACAGTTGAAACAGGGGCTGATGTATTTCATCAACTCGATGTTCGCCACCCATCCGAGTACGGAAGAGCGAATCAGGATACTCGAACAGTTCTAAAAGAAAAATCCTCGCCAGCTGGCGAGGATTTCTTCTTGAGTTGCGGAGGCAGGAACTGAAAGAAGTCCTTTGTCTCTTATTTAACCGCGTACAAAAGCCGTTTTTAACGCATCTTCCTGACAATTAATACTATTTCTTGTCCGAGTTTTGTCCGAGTTTAAGAGCCAAATCAAGTCTGGTTCCCAGTTCATCCTTAACCTTTTTTAAATCATTGATACGCTCATCTTTCTCCTTTATAAGCAATCTCAGGGCCCTATTTTCTGCCTGAAGTGATTTCGGATCCTGATTAATGACGGAGGAATTTACGATGTTCTGATTTCCGACAATAAACGGGGATGCCCCGATTTTGTCCGAACCGCCGAAGAAGTCATCCAGAGATATGTCCAGGATGTTACATACCTTCATGGCGGTTTCTATAGTCGTATTTGGACGCCTCAGGAAATCATTAATCGTTCTGTGGGTATCCTCTCCCCACATAAGAATAGCAAACTGTCGCTCAGTCATGCCACGAGATGCTATGGCTTTCCTGAGGAATTCGAGATTGACATTGACACATTCGTACCTCATGATACATCTATTTATGTTAAATCCTCTTAAAGACGGAAAGATTTTTCCGTCATTATTAGGATTATTCCGTTTTTAATATTAATTTTGCCACAAATTTAAATATTTAATCCGAAATAAACAAGAAAATTATGGCAGAAAATCAGAGCATTGACGTGAGGGTTTATTACCAGTCACTAACGAAAAAAGAGAAAGGAAAGTTCCTCCGCTACCTCAGTCAGAGGTACGACTATCCCACCGCAACTATGAGCGGGAAACTCAGAGAGAACAACGTCAGCGAATTACGTCGCGATGAGTTAGAGAACATCACCAAGACAATAGAGACTGGCGTATGGATGCAATAGAGTTTAGGGTTTCCCCAGATGGAAAGGTTTATTACAAGCAGGGAAAATCAGAAGAAAAACGGCTAACGAGGTTCTGTACTGGTATCTGTTTGGAGATGCTGGGTATTATCAACGAGAGGTTCCCTGGAGCATGGGCAAGGCTTTGCTTGTTATACAAGCCTAAGAACAATTCTTCGGCAGCTAAAGATGTAGCCGCATTCTCTATTATTGAGCGCTTTATCCGCTGCAACTTTGGGGAACACGATTTGCTTACTCCAGATATCGAGAGGGACATTCTCCATTTTGAGGAAGTCCGCTGTCCTCTTAGGGGAATATGCCAGGATGAAAATATCATCTGTAAACCTCAGAGTCTATACAGATTGACACCAGCAGAAAAGGAAGTCGCCAAACTGTACCTGAGGGGTGACACATTCGATATGATCGCAAGAGAACTTGGGAAATCTCCATCTACAGTTAAGCAGCAGCTCTGGAAACTGAAGAAGAAACTTGGTGCCAAGAACTGCAGGGAGATCATCCGTGTTTTGCGAATCCACAATATATAAAACAGAGACCGTCCCGCCAGGCCATAAAAAAAATTAATACACTAACACTGTCGATAATCTTTTTGGCGGGCGGCCTCTTTAAACTTAAAACAATGCATCCGGATTGTCAAACGTGCAAAGACAAACGCAACTGCATCAATGGGGCAAGGTGCATGAAGTGCGGTTGCTATATAGACCGAAAAAAAACAAAACCGTGTGAGAAATGAGTAAGGAAGATCTTTTTGCAAAGGTTATGGCCATCGAGGCTGAAGCCGTTGCTATGGGAAAGCAAATTAGGAATGAGGCAGCTGTGGCACGTCAGGAACTGGCCGACCGCCAACGCAAGGGCCTCACTGGTGATGCTGCCATCGCCCACTATAATGAGTGGATGCAGCGCTATGGTATGGAACATCTAATGGTGAAGGAGGCTAAAGCATGAGAAAATTTAGATTCAGAGGTAAGAGCATTAAAGATGGTGAATGGGTAGAGGGTTATTTTGCCGTGCTACATATTCCAGTAGAGGAAATAATTGACGGCGTGTTAAAAAGAACAGGTTATAAAGAGGTTCCAAGCATTTTTAATGACGAACCAGGTAACCGTGAGAAAGGAGGTTACTGGCATGATGTTATGCCTGCTACCGTTAATGAGTTTACAGGCTTTTATGATCAAGCGGGTAAACCTATCTTTGAAGGTGATATTGTAGAAAAACAAGATTACCCACACATGGGTCGGAAACGTACTGTAATCTTTAATGAAAATGGTGCCTTTATGACAAATGAACCTGAAGGTCGTGCTATAGATGTCGTTCTGGCAAGTAGTATGTACAAAGGATGGTGTGTCATTGGCAATATTATAGATAATCCAGGGTGGGCAATGGAAGATTAAACAAAATATTGAATATGGATAAACATTATTTTCTTTCTGTTTGGACAAACAAGTCAAACAGTATGGGCAATGAGCTCAGTGCATACGTGTATGAAAAGTTCAATCACGTTGTTGTGTCAGCTGATGACATCCATAATGTTAAGGATTACATTCAGATGAAGATGCGAGAACTGGAGGAGCAGAATAAGAGGTGCAAGCCTTTCCGCTTTGTGTATAACGAGTTCAGAGGTTTCTATGGTGAGATGGAGCCGCACATCATGGTAAAGCCAGACACAGACACCGACAAAGTTGTTTTTTCCATACACGCTGATTATATCAGAAATGCGATATTAGATTACAGGAGACCATAGTATGAAAAGACAAAGAAGAAATTTGAGCCTCCCGGCCATAAGGAAATTTCGGGAGGCTATAGCTAACGGAAATATTGGAACCTATCTGATTGAATCCGGAGAGAAAGTAAATGCCGGAAGCGTCAAGGTGAAGTACACTCTAAAGAATCGCCCTTGGGTAGTTACTGTTGAAGCAAGGAGGATATATAAGAACAAACATTGACATCCTAGAAAAGTATGAAAGCAACGCAACTTGAAATATTCGGAATGTCGGCTGACGAAAACCATTTCACATCGACATTATGGGGTGTTCTAACGTTCTTTCCTGCATCGAGCAACAAATGGAAAGACACCTGCCGGCATTGCCTCTTATGGGACAACGAAGCTGGTCATTGTTCAGAGCCTCCCGGTTCTGCTCGATGTGCCGACTACGAGCGTACTGATAGGAAAGAAGGATATTTTTCAATACAACAAATTCCTAGCGTATGATTATAGAGCGAACTTACCACCCCTCAGAACTACATCATGGTGTGTGCAGTTACTGCGGGGATGAATCCGATGAGATTACAGAAGAGGGCCTCTGCGTCGATTGTGTGGAAGCCGAGTTGTTTTACCAAGAAACGATGAAGGACTTATGAGTTATTTTCCCGAATTTGACAAATACGGGCGCTACATCGAGTCACCCTGCTATGGCTGTGACCTACCTGATTGCAGCTCTTGCCCAAGAGAAAACAAATCTGTCGAAGAATGAAAACCCCTATCACATATTACGGAGGCAAGCAGATTCTCACAAATGAGATTCTGGAATTGATGCCAGCCCACAAGATATATGTGGAGCCGTTCTTTGGTGGTGGCGCGATATTCTTTGCCAAAGGTTCGTCATTCCTTGAAGTTATCAATGACACCAATGATCTGCTGATTAACTTCTATCAGCAATGTGTGGATAACTTCGAGGCCCTGCAGCACAGGATCCAGAACACCCTTCACAGCGAAAGTGAGTTCAAGAAAGCCCGAACCATTTACAACAATCCCAGATATCGGAGCAAGCTCGATAAGGCCTGGGCTGTTTGGGTGATGACAAACATGAGCGTGATGGCCACCCCTCGAGGTGGATGGAAGCGGGACAACGGAACGGGTGGCTCACATATTGGCATCGGTATGGACAATCACAGGAAGCGCTTTACATCGCAGATTTACGATAGGCTCAGCAAAGTGCAGATCTCCTGTCATGATGCCATCGACGTTATCAAGGAACGTGACACTCCAGATACATTCTTCTACCTCGATCCTCCGTATATCGGTGCTGAACAAAAGCACTATAAGGGCTATAAGAAGGAAGACTTCAAGCAGCTGCTCGATGTCCTTTCCGGAATTCAAGGAAAGTTCATCCTATCGAATTTCAGCAGTGATATACTGCAGGAGTATTGCGAGGCCAACAATTGGAATACTAAGGTTATCTCTTTGAAGAGCATGATACCAGCTCTTATTCACAAACCACGTAGAAAGTACGAGGTTTTAGTTTGGAACTTTACCCAGGAACAAAGTCAATTAAAATTTGAATAGTATGAAATTTTACGTTTGCGGAAAAATCGGCAAGGACAATCCAAGTCCGGAGACACTTGCCAAGTTCAAGAAAGCCGAGGACATGCTAAGAAGCAGAGGTCACGAAGTGTTTAATCCTACAACCAGCGGACTAGGTCGCCATGCCGAGAGCCTGGCGCAAGCAGCTGACTATGATACTTCCTTCTATCAGGAGATCATGCTACTTGACCTTGTGCAATTGGCACAATGCGATGCCGTGCTCGTGTTGGAGGATTGGCATAATTCGCCAGGAAGCAAGCCTGAACTGATGCTTGCAATGGCTCTTCAAATGCCAATTTTCCAGGAGGCTCCAAACGGTCGCCTATTCCCGGTTAAGTTCGACGTCAGAAGGATTATTGAGTACCAGGAGCCGGATAAGGCACTGACTGTCGGAGAGGTTATGGAGAAACTAAAGGATTTCTCGCCGGACACTCCCATGGTGATGAGTGCAGACTTTATGCTAGGTGAACCTTTTGTGCAAAGCTTCGACCGGCAGATTCACGGGCCAATCTATGAGGTAAGAGCGAATTATGATCTGAGAGTAAATTGTGGAATGACAGCAGTATTGGATGCGTACATGAGTTGCATTATTAACTTTGATTGATTTATGAAAATACCCCCCCCACTATATGTAGTTACAGGTCTATGGCACGGCAAAAAGCGCGAGGCCATCAGCCTGCCATGCAGCCGTCTGAAGGCTGTAGAGTTGAGAGACTGGACGCGCAGAACGTTCCAGAACATCAACGTGTATGTGGATATTCAGATAAGGGAGGTAGTAAGGATTTGAACGGATAAACCGTGTATTTTACATCCTGCCTGACAATCACTATATTTGCAACCGCAAGTAAGACCGAAGAGTTATGATAGACCAAAAGTACATTGACATGATCATCGACCGCGTAGACCTCGAGAAGGTTGTCTCGGGCTACGTAGGTGAGATGAAGCGCAAGGGACATCGCTCATGGGCATGCTGTCCCTTCCATCAGGAGAAAACTCCATCGTTCTGTGTTGACACCGCCAAGAACCTGTGGCACTGCTACGGCTCGTGCCAGGAGGGCGGCACTGTCATCAAGTTCATCGAGAAGATCGAGAACCTGCCTTTCCCGCTGGCCGTAAAGAAGCTGCTGAAGGATGAACTGCACATCGACCTTCAGGATGCCGATATACAGTCAACGCCTGAGGAGGAAGCCAGGCACAAGAAACTGGAGTCCATGCGGATCATCAATGACTATCTTTCCCAATGGTTCTATCATCAGCTGTGGCAGAATGACCCTGCGGCAAAGGCGGCAAAAGACTACATGCTGGGCAGATGGGATGAAGAGTACTGCAAGGAAATGCGTATCGGCTTCGCCCCTGAGGACGGCAGGAAGGTAATCGAGTACTGCGAGAAGAAAGGTCTGAACTTCGACTTACTCCAGGAGATGGGTATCCTGAAGATGAGCGAGAAATCCCATCAGCTGTATTGCGTCTATCGTAACCGCCTGATGATTCCCATCCGCGACCGCTACTCGAACATCATAGGCTTCACCGCCCGAACCATGGACGGGGAGGATGACCGCAAGTACATCAACTCCAGCGAGAGTGACCTTTATAAAAAGAGCCAATCCATCTTCGGCATCGAGCAGGCCATGACAGCGGCCAGACGTCAGGAAAAGATGTTCCTGGTCGAGGGAGGCCCCGACGTCATGAAGCTTCAGTCCGTCGGAATCCTCAATACCATTGCTTCACTGGGTGGCGCATGGACGAAGGATCAGTTCCTGCTATTGCGTGACTACCGCATGCAGAACATCACGCTGTGCTTCATTCCGGACAGTGACATCCCCAAGGCAGGTGAGAAGTTGGGCGCAGGCTTCAAGAACGTCTTGAAGAATGGTGCACTGGCCATGGAATGCGGCTTTACCGTCAGCGTCCGCGAGATTCCGAATGACCTGGAAGCAGAGCATCCAAAGAAGGTTGATCCCGATGAATACATCAACCGTGACACAGACCTCGCCGGACTCACAGAAAAGGAGTTCCTGCTTTGGTACGTGGAAAAGTCCCTCGATAAGGAGGCCACGACGGAAGACCGGCAGAAAGTTATCAACAGCGTGTGCGACCTGCTGGTGTGTATCAAGGATGAAGACCTGCAGGAAACTTATCTATCGAAGCTCGCACACTATGATGGTACCAAGCAGCTATGGCGCAACGCCTTCAACTCAGCCAAGCGACGCAAACAGGAGAAACTGTCGAGCAAGAACAAGCGTGGCGATATCGATATGCTCAGACAGTTCGGCTTCATCGAGAAGCACAACTGTTATTTCGGTACCACAAAGGATGGTGATGAGACCCAGTGGTCGAACTTCACTCTGAAGCCCCTCTTCCACATCAAAGATGACCTGAGGCCTGTGCGTCTGTTTGAGATAAACAACAATGAGGAAGAGGACAAAGCGGAGATCATCGAGTTAGACATGGAGGTTCTGACATCCTCGAAGTCACTGAGAAAGAAACTGCTGGGTATCGGTAACTATATATGGATGGCCAGTGACCAGGAACTGATCAAGCTGCAGTCCTATCTGGCGAAAGTGACTGAGACAGCCGTAGAGATCAAGCAGCTGGGATGGCAGAAGGAAGGCTTCTATGCTTTCTCCAACGGCGCACTTGAAGACTCAGACTGGCACGATATCGATAAGATGGGTATTGTGCGCCTGAAAGCCGGTAAGTTCTACCTCCCTGCACTGTCACAGCTCTACAAAACTTCCAAGGAACTTTATGTAAACGAGCGCAAGTTCCAGCTCACACGCTACTCAAATATATCCCTGAATGAATACTTCACGAAGATCTGCCGTGTGTTCGGCCCCAATGCCAAGGTGGCTTTGACATTCTACATGGCCTCACTCTTCGCGGACATCATTCGCCAGCGCAGCGTGAAGATTCCGCTGCTGAACCTCTTCGGCCCTCCCGGATCAGGTAAGACCGAACTGGCTCAGACGCTCATGTCATTCTTTCAGATTGACTATGAGGCACCTAATATCGAGTCATCCATCCCGTCGCTGGCCGACGCCGTGGCCTCCGTCAGCAATGCCCTGGTGCATCTCGACGAATACAAGAACGGCATCGATATCAAGAAACTGCAGTTCCTGAAAGATATCTGGGGAGGTGTAGGCCGTATGCGCATGAACATGGATAAGGATAAGAAGCGTGAGCAGGCCCGTGTGGACTCGGCTGTCATCATCACCGGTCAGGAGATGCCGACGGCAGACCCCGCACTGTTTACCAGGCTTATCTATCTGACCTACGATAAGCACTCCTTCAGCGAGCAGGAACGGCAGGAGTTTGCCGATCTGCAGCACTGGCGAATGCTGGGAGCCTCTCACATCACCATCGAGATACTGAAGCACCGCGATAAGTTCGAGGCCTCTTTCGGTAATGCCTGGCGCAAGGCAGAGGCAGACGTGAAGTATGCCCTACGTGGTGAAGGTGCCATCGTTGACAGAATACAAGGCAACTGGACGGTGCTGCTGGCCACCTACATAGCACTGGAGGATGTGCTGCAGTTGCCTTACTCCTACGATGACCTGCTGAAGCTATCGACGCAAGGCATCCTCCGACAGAATGAGATGTCGGCCAGCGTCGATGAGGTGGCAGGATTCTGGAACATCATCAGCTCTGCCATACAGAAGGGCATCTTGATGAAGGACCAGGACTACAAGATAAGATACAAGCGGAAGCTTCGTACATCGAAGCAGAAAGATGAGATGGACTTCGAGAAGAACATCCCGATCCTGATGATCCGAAAAAGCGTCATGCTTTCCACCTACCGCGAACAAGGCCGCCGTATGGATGAGCAGATACTTCCGCAAGAGTCCATGCTTCACTATCTGGAGATCACGCCGGAGTACTACGGCTATACCACCTCTCCGGAGCGCTTCAAGAAATTCAATGCCAATGGTGTGCCAGAACACGAGGAGATGACCGACAAGGATGGAAAGCCTGCAGGCTTCCGTACTGTCTGGAGCCAAGACCGGCCCATGTGCTTCAACTACGAACTGGTGAGCCAGAAATACGGCATCATCCTCGACACCTATACAGGTGGAGAGAACGATACGCCACCCCGTCCGGAGCCGGAACAGGGAGAGCTTTTCAGGGAGAATGACGAAGATGCACCATATTAGTCAATTACTCATAGGTCTATTTGTTTTAGGTTGGGGTGGCTGTCGTGAGGCAGCCACCTTTTTCGTGCGCTGTGCGGGCGCGCATTAGGCTCTAATGGCCTTAAAAAACGCTTTTGAGAAGTGAAAATATATATGTTACATTTGTAGCAACGTGTAGCAACTTTATAAACGTCTGATTTTCAGCACGAAAACGGATGTAGCAAAGCCGAAAATTATGTAGCAACGATGTAGCAATTTGTAGCAACGGACTATTTTCTATTATCTTTTGTAGCATTGTAGCAGCAAAAATGTAGCTTTCTACAAATATGCTACAAACGTAACTCGTTGATAATAAGCACTTATGCTTTTTGCATCTCGTTGCTACACGTTGCTACACATAATGTCCTCGTGTGCGCGAGATTTTTCCGCTTAAAAACGGAAAATTAGAAAATTATTACTATCTTTGCACCCAAAACCTGATGATTATGAGCAAATTCGTCGTTTATCTTAAACTTCAGCCATTCGTTGCGCAGTGGCTTCACCACCACTACGGAAACCCTGTTCAGTTCCAGCCTAAGTCGGTTGAGAACTCGACCATTCTACAGTTCACGCAGAAGCTTCCAGAAGGTCGGCAGCCTGATACGGCAGCCGATGGCCTCACTGCTGTCTGCATACCAGACAATGAAAAGAAGGATCCTTCCGTTTACAACTATCTTGGTCCGAAAGGAAAGGAGGCGGTAGTTGACTGCATTGAACGAACATTCAAACTGATGATGTGGAGCGAACTGAATGACATGTCAGATGTCGGATGCTCAGTACTGGGTGCCATTGATGCCTGGTGTGAGATGCACGGCATCGATATCGAATATGACAGGACTATACTCATGCGGTACAACAGAATCCGGAATTCGTATGTGAAAAAGGGGGTGGATCTTCGCAGAAGGATGCGGAACCACGATAAGTTGTTTAACAAAAAATAACTCTGTTTTTCTCTCCTATGATAGACCGTTTATTTTTACTGGGCGTGAAAGGCCATTAAAAGCCGTAATTCCCGTTACTGTCCGTTAAACATAGTGCATATCCGTTAACTAACAATAAACAGCGACAAAAGATGAAGCAGATTAGAATCATTACCAAGGTGGAACGAACACCTATCAGGAATCTCAATGGATTGACCAGAATTTCAGAAAGGGAGGTTCGCCTTCCTTCAGGCATCACCTGGCAGTCGTTAGATATCAAGCCACACGCGCAATTGTCTATTACTGATAAAACAGAAGACAACAATACCGTATGGTCGGCAAAGTTGTCTTTCAAGACATGTGACAACTTCAAAAGCAGAGGGCGCTGGGCTTACCGCTGTCTGATGTCAAGCGGTCAGTATCGTCTTATCGGCACGGATGGCAGACCTTACCCTGTAACATCAGTGAACGACAATGCGCCTGAGAACGTGACAGAAAACCAACTGATTGAGGTTACGGTAAACTGGCAATCACCGCAATTTGTACCGTTTATTACTGAATAATAGGTATTTTTTTATATTTTGTCCATTGTCTACCTTTGCCGTAGAATTTGCAAAAGTAGACAATGGAATATCAATTTATCATTTCCGGAGAAATCGGTGTTGCCTTCGACTGGTGGACTGGCCAGCGTGGTACCACCGCTAACCAGGTTAAGAACTTCCTCGATGCCCACAAGGATGAGGACGTTCACATTGCAGTCTGCTCTCCCGGCGGATACGTCGATGCAGGCCTGCAGATCTACCAGCATATCAAGAATCATGGCCGTGTCCACTGCCACATCATTGGCATGACGGCCAGTGCAGCAACCTTCCTCACCATGGGAGCCAAGGAGGTTGACATGGTGGATGGATCGCTTATGCTCATCCACAATGTCTCTACTGAGGTGTGGGAGTGGCAGATGGCAAACAAGGAGCAACTCGACCAGCTCATTGCCTTCTTCCAGAAAGAGCGCAAGGATCTTGATACCATCGACCGCGTCATTGCCTCGCTCTATGCCAAGAAAAACGGCAAGAGTGTTGAGGACTGCATGACTAAGATGACGGCTGCCAATTGGCTGTCACCTCAGGATGCTCTCGACTTCGGACTGATCGACCACATCGTAGAGGATGAGGACGTGAAAAAGAAGTCGAACCGCTTACGCACAACTTTTACTAATTCCATATTCAAGGATTTCGGTCTTCCTTCCCTGCCTGCGGACACGACGGAGGGTTTATCTGCCGTCGTGGACCAGGAAGGTAATCCAGCTGAAGGTTTCATGCAGAAGGCGACTGCGTGGATGCAGAAGCGATTTCCTAAACTTTTCGCCGAAGAGAGTACAAACCCCATGAAGAAAGTCTTTACTTGCCTGTGCGCCTTGCTGGCTGTACAGGACTTCGAGGTGACTGACGGTAAGATTACCATCACCGAGGAGAATGCGGGCAAGATTGAGGGACAGTTGGATCAGCTGGGCAAGGATCTGCAGGCAGCCAAGGATGCTGAAAAGGCAGCCAAGGATGCACAGGCCGACCTCCAGACGAAACTCGACCAGGCTCTGAAGGACGTGCAGGAGCGCGACAAGCAGATTGCCAACCTCAAAAAGGCCCCAGGGGCAGAGGACGAAGTCCCTGCCGGAGAGCATGTAGACGAAGGTGCCGGTGAGATCACCGCACAGTCGATGTTGAACGAAATCAAGGACATGTAATTATGGCAACAGGTTCAGTAGTTCAGATCCAGGAGCCGGAGGTAACCTTTGAGGAACTGGCTCAGAGTGCCCGCAAACTGCGCAAGCAGCTGTTGCAGATTCCCGTATATCGGGCTGAGAAGGCACTGAAGTTTATGACACCCCGTGTGGGTATCAGAGTGGCAGAGACCGTCGGTACGCTGACAGGTGACATGCAGTTCGGACCTTATAACGAGGACCGTGAGGATAATCAGGACGTGAAGATCACGCCACGTACCCTCTTCACATATCTGGGTAGCGTCGTGAAGAACTTCCGTCCCAACACCATCGTTCAGAGTATCTGGGGTCCCTCAGTGCTGCACGGTGAGGGTATGAAGAATACCGAACTGGCCCGCATGGTGCTGACCATGCTCACCCGCCAGATGGGTGACCATCTCTATAAGGAGCTCTTTACTGCCGTGCGTAACGCCAATGGCGCTACCACGCACGATCTCTTCAACGGCTTTGACACCATCGCCAAGACCGAGATGACCGCCATCGAGGCTAACGTGGCTCAGGGCATCGAGGCAAAGCCCGCTGCTATCACCACCGCTCTTGGAAACAAGGTGGTCATCGAGGCCATCACTAAGAACAATGCCTATGATGTGCTTCGCGCCATCTGTAAGGCAGCCAACGAGCACCTCATGGATGAGGAAGAGCTTCTGCTTTTCTGCCCGAAGCACGTCGTTTGGGACTACGAGGAGGATTACAAGACCACCACTGGCGGTACTGCGTACAACCGCGAGTTCCACAAGTACGTCATCGAAGGCTTCGAGAACGTCACCTTCGTTCCGCTGTCATGTAAGAACGGCTCACCGTTCCTGCAGCTGACCACCAAGCGCAACATGCTCTATGGTGTCGACCAGATCTCTGATAAGGAGAATGTCGAGGTGGCACGCTTCAAGGCATTCGTGCTCCAGTTCATCGCTACGATGTTCTTCGGCGTTCAGTACGAGAGCATCGACGCTGAACGTATCCTCTTCGCTACCATCGATGGCACTACCGCCATCTGATGAATAAGGTATAGGGGCTGGCGGCTAAGGATTAAAAGCGTCGGGGCTGCCGCCCCTCTTTCATTCACATTAAATATCGAAAGAAAATGCCACAAGATTGTTCAAACGAGAAGACCCTGCTTCAGGACGTCAAGTTCTGCCAGGGTAAGAAGTCGCTTCCTGGTACAAAGAAGCGCGTATATTTGGCTGACATCCGTGATATCGTGAAGTTCCCGAAACTGGCAGACCGCTCAGCAGAGGGCGCTAAGCTCTCAGATGTCGCAACATATCCCGCCACTATCGCGTCCGGAGACTCCAATGTTGCCAACGGCTTCGTGATGGCTCAGGGAAAATGCTTTATTCAGGTGGACATTATTAACAATAATGGCCAACTGACATGTGAACCTCAGGGAACCTTCGGTTCAAAAACATACAAGAATACCTATAAAGGTAATGCTCCTGGTACAGAAGAGGAAGTAACAGGCTTGATTGCCGAGCTTCTCAATGCTGAGGTTATTGCCGTGGTTCCTACCCGCACGGGTAAGTTCCGCGTAGTCGGCTCTGATCAGTTCCCTGCAGAGGTGAATCCCAGTCAGGACTCTGGTCAGTCTCCCACAGACACCAACCAGACGGTTCTTGAGATCGTTGCCGATGATGAGATGCCCGCTCCCTTCTATTATGGAAAACTTCCTGTATCAGATGGTGAGTTAGACTGCACGACTGGTGAGGTTACTGCCAATCCATAGAGCCTCATTTTCTCTATTCATACAGATTAATTAATAAAAAAAACTGGAGGCGGGATGCGGCTCAATTGCCTCGTTCCGCCTTTTTAATTAGAAAAATATGAACGGTATAGACAAACTTTTTCGAGCCAGAGTTGAAGAATGGCTCTCCAAGAAAAAGCACACTGAAGCCGAACTGGCCGACGGTGCAATGATGGTGCTGCAGTGCAACCGCAACCGCGCCATGTACAACACCATGATGCGAAAGCCTTCTCACTATGAGGAGAAAATGGTCTATGAGTTGAAGAAACACCTGGCCTATCTTCAGAATGACATGAATCTCGAGGATGTGAAAAAGCTGGAGAAAAAAATCCTCCCTGTCATCGGCAAGGCCATCGCTGACACAGAGGAAACCACTGATAAGGCTGCAGCAGCCCTCGGTGAGATTCCAGAGGATAGTTTCCTCCCTGCTCCTGCACTCTCTTCTGAGGAGCCATACAAGCAGACGGACGCCATCGTCGCACGCGGCAAGCGTACCGACCATGACACCCTTCCTGAAACCATCCGTGCCATCTGGGATAAGAACGCAGAGCGCTATAAGAAGATCAAGCAGGCCCACGAGACCTGTAAGACCCTCACCGCAGCCTGCGACCGCTATGAGTTCACATCGGCCATTGCCGAACTGTGGGCAGAGTATAAGAAGGACTTCGACACCTACGACCACTACGTGCTCGTTCCCGTCAACGAGGAAGCTGGGACTCAGACTCCTGATGCCGAAGGGGTGCAGTTGTCTGCAGAGGATGTTAAGGCCATCAATGCCGCACGCCCTTATATCTCCAAGAATCTCCCCAAATTGATCGCCCTCGTGGCCGCCGCCAAGCAGGAAGGATTCACTGAGGCTCAGGCTCAGGAACTGGAGAGTTGGCGCGACCGCATACAGCAGCGCGTCGACGTGCTGATCCGCACGAAACAGGTCATCAAGGATGAACTCCGCCAGCAGCTGACGGAGGCTGACATCAAACTCGAGATTTCTGATTCAGATGGGCAGGGGCAGGAACATAGCGACGATTCTCCAGCCACTGAATAAGTGCGCCTCTCAGTGCTATCTGGGTACTGGACTTCATACGCTCGGTCTCTTGAACTGGATTCTTCAGCAGACCGGGCGTGCTGATGTATACGTCAGCACCTTCAGTACCAGCGAGGCTTTCCTGAATGGTTTCTTCAACCTGAGAAAGAAGAAACTCATTAACCACAGTGTCCTGTTGGCAGACCTGAAGGCCTCGAAGAAAACCGTACAACTTTACCGGCTCATGCAGTCATGCTTTGATACCGTATATCTGGGGATGAACCACTCGAAGATTGTCCTCGTTCAGAATGACACACACCTGGTGTCTGTGATTTCATCCCAGAACCAGACCTACGGCGACCGTGCAGAATGCACCATGGTCACGACTGACCAGATGGCATTCTATGACCTCTATAGCGGACTACGAGATATCGTGAATAAGAACTCAATTCAACTCAATGGACTATTCAACCGAATTACTGAAAGAGATAACCAGGTGCGCGAGAACACTAATGACCCCATCGATGGTGTCTTTCCGTTTGGGTATTGATGAAGTGCAGCTTCATGACGATATCAACACCCTCGGGCATCCTGCCCGACGTGCCTACTACTCAGGACTGGAAGAGACAGATAAGGAACTGCGCCAGCAGCAGCTGGACCTGATGCGTGCCGGCAGCCCGTCAGCCATCACTGACTGTCAGCAGCGCATCGAACGCATCCTGAATGAAATAACCGTCTAAAAACAGATGCTATGCCACTGCCTACCAACCTCGATGATTATACAAAGTACATCGTAAAGAGCGATGAAGAACTCCTCGAAGAACGAGTGAGTCCTACCATTATCCAGCGGCTTCACCGCCTGCGTGGACTGTACGCCTATTGGCTCCAGTTCCCGGATAAGTTCGAGCGCGATATCATGCAGCAGGATATGGCACTCTTCAATGTGGGCAGGGCACAGGCTTACGATGACGTGCGCCTGGTGCAGATCATCCTGGGCAACATGCAGCAGGCAAGCCGTAACTTCATGCGGTGGAAGATCAACCAGGATCTGGAACAAGACCTGAAGGCAGCACGCCGTGCCGGAGAGCACAAGGCCGTAGCCGCCATCGAGAAGGTACGTGTGCTGAATAACCGCACCGATAAGGAGGATGAGCCGGATACGAACTACGACCGCATCCCGCTCTTTGGTGTCGTGTTTACCAGCAATCCCGCTGCGCTTAAGATTCCAGGCTATGACAATGAGGCCTCACTGCGTAAGGATATCCTCACGATGAACAAACGCTATAACCGCGAGATAGAAAAAGAGAAGGATTATACCGAATACGAAGAGGTGGAAGAGGATGGAACAGCAGGAACCGATATTTGAGCAGTACCTGAACGACGGCCAGGCATACATGCTGATGATGATGCCGCGCGACCTCGTTGCCGAATGCGGACGTGGCTTCGGCAAGGGTCTCGTGCAGGCAGGTCGCATCCTTACCGCTGCACAGCAGATGGAAGGATCCTGCGGCGCTGCCGTCTGTCCGTCCGTGAAACGTGGCCTGACAAACATCGTTCCCTCATGGATGATACACTGGGAGAACTGGGGCCTGCGGCGCGACCGCCACTATATCGTCGGTAAAAAGCCATGGAAAGCCCTCGGATGGAAGAAACCTATCTTCGAGCCTGCCAACTGGGAGAATACCATTGCATTCTACAATGGCTCCATCATCAACCTGGTCAGTCAGGACCGAAGCGGTACCAGTAACTCACTGTCTCTCGACTACGTGGTTCTGGATGAAGCAAAGCTTCTCGACTTCGAGCAGCTGAAAGATGAGACGTTCCAGGCGAACCGTGGCAATCAGATGTATTTCGGCAAGTGCTATATGCATCATGGCATGACCATCACCAGTGATACGGCCATGACCAAGAAAGGATCCTGGTACTTCAGATATGAGGAACAGATGGACTCCGCTCTGGTTCGCGTCATCGAGGGATTGGTCAATCATATCTGGGTACTTAAGCAGAAGCTGAAAAAGCACCCTGAACGTGCCATCTACTATGACCGTAAAATCAGAAAAGAGGAAGAGCAGCTGAACTTTTTCCGCTCCAAATGCTTGCTCTACTGTAAATACTCCAGCATTACGAACCTCGCCGTATTGGGGGCTGAGTTCGTCAAGCGCATGAAGCGTGAACTGCCTCTGCTTACCTTCATGACGTCCATCATGTGCATCCGTGTGGGTATCTCCCTCGACGGATTCTATGGCGGTATGCGCGAGTCGGTGAACCTCTATACAGCACCGAACAATAAGGTGCTCCAGCTGGAAGCCATCAACAATGAAGGTGGCATTCCGAATGACTGTCGCACCGACGGCGATCTGGAGCCGGACAAACCGATTATCATTGCCTTTGATGCCAACGCGCTCATCAACTGGCTCGTGTGCGGCCAGGTAGGCGATGACGGCAAACTCCGTGTCCTGAAATCGTTCTTTGTCAAATACGACCGCAAACTGGAGGAACTGTGCGAGGACTTCATGGAGTACTACTATTACCATCGCACCCATCGCGTCATCTTCTACTACGATTCCACGTTCTTAGGTCAGGAATATGCGTCGTCAAGGGGGCAGAGCTTCGCCGCGATCATCAAGAGCATGTTCCGTCGTCATCAGTGGGCTGTCCGTGAAAAATATATCGGCAATCCTTGGGACCATATCAAGAAAAACGAGCTGATCAACCGTATGTTCCAGGGACGCGCCCAGCATCAGGTTCTCATCAACCATGACAACAACCCTGATTTGCTCATCTCCATACAGTCCGCAGGTGTCCGTAACGGAAAGAAAGATAAATCGGGCGAGAAACTCGCAGAGACGGAGGAAGACCGCCTGGAGGCCCGCACCGATGGCTCTGATGCTTTCGACACCCTCTGCATTGGCGTGGAGCGTTATCCTGTTGCCTGGGGTCGTGGTAGTCAGACGAACGAGTACCCTAACAGTTGAACTGAATTTTTCTTGTCCATGTCCTGAAAGCGTTCTGTGACTCGGATTAAATAATTAAACGTAAATTATCACCGGCAGGTCTGCGTCGTGAGACGATGGCCTGTCTTTTTTATGGTATGGCGCTTTGTGCTGTGGGCATTCCGTGCTTCATCATATATACTGCAAAGCGTGACAATCCATTTGTTCCCTTACCTGACTTCACCGTCGTACCGAGGATAACATCCGTTCCATCACATTGTCTTCGGGTCTGCCGTTGCTGCTTCTTCGACCATGCAGGTCAGGTCTGCTGCCCATGGGCGTGTCTGCTCTTGGCGCCCTGTCTCTCATACCTCATTTCTCACTCCTTTCGTTATCCGTGCTGGCGTTGATTTCCATTTCCTGATGCTTGCTCATTATTCCATGCTGCCGCACTACGTTGGCGACGTCTGATTGTTGTCATAACATTTTTCTGAGAACTCTCCAGCGTCAGGGCTGCTTTGATTTTTCCTTTGCAAAGGTAGGGGAAGCCCGTGCCCTGCAAGTACCGGTCGCAAACTCCCTATTTCTTCACAAAATTCCGACACGCTTTCCGCATTTTCTTCTTAACGCCAGGTAGTGGCTAAAGAAAATGTGGTTTTTCAGAATTTTGCTTGAAATTCCTTGCATCCAGGCACTACCACTTCCTACCTGTGAGAAGCAACGTAAAAATTACAAAAGCTCCCAGAGCTTCTAAGTTAAATCTCAAAAAAATTAAAGTTATGACAACAATTATTCAGACATCGGCAATCAACTCTCAGTTCGGCTATCGCAGAAACAGAAGAGCAAGCAATATCTACAATGTAGTGATCAACGCTGAGGACGGAAACTATCAGGAGTACGAGATAGAGGCATCATCTGAGGCAGAGGCACATGCCAAGGCAGACAGCATCGCCCAGAGCAGCATGATCGACGTGACCTACATCGAGGTCTACAAAGTAGCTTAACGTTAACCCTATTAGATATATGAGATTATGGAACAGAAGTTATTCATCCTGGTTAAGACCGAGAAGTCCAACAGGTCAGAGAACAATGTATGGGTCGTCAGCACCCGCAGTTACAAAAAGAAGTACTGCAGAAATGCCCTCACGGCACTCAGGTACGCCTTCATCCTGAAGAAACAAACAGGCAGGGACATCGCCCAAGACGCTTTCGACCGCCTCATTCAAGAGATTAAAATCCGTAAGTCACAAACAATTTCAAAACAAGTACAGTCATGAAAAGAAACAGTTCAACAACAGTCAGCGGTACTGACCGCATCGTCGGACAATTCGCCGACATGATGATCGAGACCATCACCAGCCTCCAGAACGGATGGCGAAAGACATGGATCAGCACCACCGCAAACGGGCGTCCAGTAAACTTCGGCGGACGCGAGTACAACCGATTCAATGAATTCTTCCTTTACCTGCTCTGTGAGGCGAAGAGCTATCAGTATCCGGTCTTCGTCACGATCAACAAGGCCAATGAGCTGGGAGCGTCCGTAAAGAAAGGTGAGAAATCAGCTCCAGTGCTTTTCTGGAAGCTCTACATCAAGGATGCCAACGGACGGAATGTCACTGAGGACGATTACAGGCAGATGTCACATGCTGACCAGCGGGCCTGCGACGTCCACCCTGTACTGAAGTACTACAACGTGTTCAACGTGGATCAGACGAACCTCGCGGAGGTGCAGCCTGAGAAGCTGAAGAAACTCGTTGAGTCCAAGTTCGCCGTTCCTGAGCTGCGTAGCACGGACGGTATGTACGATAACCCGGAGCTGGATGCCGTCATCGATGAGCAGACATGGGTATGTCCCGTCGCCTGCAAAGAGCAGGACAGGGCTTTCTACTCGCCCGCTACCGACTCCATCACGCTGCCGTTGAAGCAACAGTTCAACCTCGGTGGTTCCGAGGATGATGTTTTCCTCGCTGGGCAGGAGTTCTATTCGACGATGCTGCATGAGATGGCTCACTCCACTGGCAGCAAAAACCGCCTGAACCGCCTTGGAGGCAGTGCTTTCGGCTCTGAGGACTATGCCAAGGAGGAACTCGTGGCAGAACTCACGGCAGCGCTTATAGGCCACAGCCTCGGTTTCAATACGAGGGTTCGCGAGAACAATGCGGCGTATCTCTCCAGTTGGCTGAAAAGCCTTAAAGAGGAGCCTAAGTTCCTGGTCAGCGTACTGTCTGACGTGAGCAAGGCTGCTCAGATGATTGAAAGTTCATTGTTTCACAAGGAGGTGGCTTAGGCTTCCTCCTTTTTTAATCCGCATAGCCATGCTGAAGTACGCATTGTTCGACTACGTTCCGAACCGGAAGCTGAGTAAGGCTTCATTCGAGTTGCAAGATCTGCACCGTATGATCCTTGGATTCAAGGATGGCCGTAACATTTACACACGATGGGCTGCAAGGCTTTTCGCCCGTGCACTGTCAGCAATGGATCTGTCGGATACGGTCATTGTCTGCATACCTGCCAGCACACGGTATTCGAATGTCAGACGCTGGAAACGTTTCTCTGACATCCTCTGCCGGTTGACGGGAGCCATAGACGGCTTCGACCGCATACAGGTCAGCGGTAGCCGCAAGCGGGCTCATATCACTGGTGACTATGAACTGGCTACGAATATCAAGCACTATGTGCATATCGATGCAGAATACTTCCGTGGCCGTAAAGTCCTGGTCATCGATGATATATACACCACAGGGCAGTCGTCAGCTGCATTCATAGCAGCTATGGAATCTGCAGGTGCAACTGTCACCATGGCTATGTTCCTCGCTAAGACAAAAAGGTACAGGGTCTGAAAAGGTCCGTATTTCGGACCCTGTATAATAGGTATTGCGCCTATCGTACCCCGCCCACCCTGGGCCGTGCGCTTTGCTTATGCCCGGTGAACGATAGGCGCAATGGGGCAAAGCCCCGTTTTCTAATGGGCCACCCTCACTCCCCTGCGCACCTGAACGTTCATAATTCGACACTGTCAGAGTAACAGACAGAGTCATTCACGTTCCCCTTACAGGACGCGCACACTGCCACCACGCCCCTGCTACCAGTACCTTTGTTGCGCTCCGTTCTGCATGAGATGCCGAGAGAGCCTTATTGGCTGAGATGTGGTGGTTCGCATCGAAGAGAGCATGATATATCATCACGCACACATCGATGACGTGCCAAGGCACCACCGCCACGTCTCAGCCAGGCACACCCGTCATCTGATGCTCCACTATGCTCCACGTAGGTATTGGCTACAGGGGCGGATGACATCGTGCCACCCTGTATGCACGTATTGCTACGTGAAGGTGCTTGCCTTCCTGTGTCCTATAGCTGGCCACGACCGCGGATATGGTTCGGCTGACTTGTTCGGCAGCGACACAAGGCGGCAATTGCCACAAGTAAAAAGTCCTTACATATACCGCTCGAACAAAAAGGGCAATTGCCTCGGGAGCGTAGGGCGGTGGGGGCTGCTAAAGCAGGCGCTTCGCTCGTTTTCCGCACTCAAACCTCTAAAGTGGGCTTTTTATCGAGGTTTTCGTGCGGGCGATAGTGGAATTTTTGTAAAAAACGACCCAAATTGCCACTCGTGGAGATGTCAATTCGGGGCCCAAAGCGGTAAAACGGGGTCACTTGCCTGTCGCCCATGGGCGATTGCCTCCCGTTTTGGTTGAAAAATGAAAAAGTCTGCAAATGGTGCTTTCGTATCAGAAAAATTGTTTATCTTTGCAGCCGTATTAATTTGTATGGCTTATGAAAAAGGTATTTATCATTATGATGATGGCTCTGATGAGCCTCGGCGCTCAGGCGCAGGAGTTTGGATATAGTGGCTATGTGGATGAAAGTGATTTAACGGGGAAATGGTCGGCATGCATATACGAAGGTGATCTCTCTGCATTTCACTGTAGTGATAGATATTTCGATAGAACGTCAATTACTTTTAAAGAGGATGGGACAATTTGGTCAACTGGGTTTGATATAGGGTGGCCCTTAGATTGGTTTATTTCAAATAACAACAAAATTCATTTCATAATAACAAATCATGTTTTCAAATTCATAATATGGGAGTACGTAAAAAATGAGAAACTTGTTTTGGCTACGTATGATAAAAAGAATTTCCTCTATCTTCAAAAAGACGAACCTGCATCTGTGAGGTCAATGGCTAAAGAGGAAATTCCAGACAGTAATAAATACAACCTTCAGGGCATGAAAGTTGAAGATCCTGAAGGAATTTATATCCAAAACGGACAAAAATTCATCGCGAAATAAAGATTTTCCCGAAATCTCTTGGAGGTTTCGGGATTTTTTCATACCTTTGCCAACGGATTAAAGACGATGGTAAACCATCCGGCAGGGCGCACGTCAGACGCTCAGCTATCACAGCCGGGCATTTTTTATGCCATCAGAGTAGTTACTCGTAACATACCTCTACGGCTGCCATTCCGAAAGAACGAATTGCCCTCTGGGTGAGTCATCGTCTTTAATCCAACGGGATGTGCAGCCGTTTCTCTGTCACCGTGCCGGGCGGTTCTCGGCTGGATTAAAGACGATGCAATATGCAACAGTTAACACTTCAATTCGAGGGCTATGCCGACAGTCGGCCGGTCATCGACGTGGGCACGACGAAAAAGTGCAGCAAGGTCTTTGCTTCGGTACTGGCTAGAGTCAAAGCTTTGGTACCTTCGGTAATTCTCTTCGCCCAGGCATTAGCCTGCGTATCCTTTTGTTTCGCTCTCATGTTTCTGGCAGCTATTCTTCAAGGATGATGAATAAGATGACGCTTACCCCAGAATTGACGGAGGCCCTTTGTGGCTTCTGTGGTGACGTGGCCACGATGGAAAACAACGTGGACCTGATTGACTGCATCGAGGAACATTACATCGATGACGATTCAGAGGAACCTGCCCGGGTTCTTGACACTCTCAAGTCGCTTCGCAACCTGAAGCGTGATATGATGAAGATTTTGAAGGCAATGAAAAGAGCAGAAGGAGTATGAAAGAGATGAGTGATAAGATGAAAGAGCGCGTGAAGAAATGGCTGGAGTCGCTCGATGAGAAAGAAAAGAACCAGGTGGAGGTGCTTGATGCCTACTTCACTTTCCGTACGAACATGCCTGGTGAGGATCCCGGCTTCGGCAAGGCCTCAGAGGAACCGAAGACTACGGAGGAGATCATGGATGACCTCACGCCGATGATGACCATGAGCAAGGATGTGGTGGCTGGATATATGCGTTCCCACGAATACGGCTTTACCACTCTGTCCGACGGATCGGTCAGATGGGCCATCTGGCGATACATGGATGTAACCGTTCTGACGTGAACATACATTAATAATTTTTGGAAACATTTGTGCCGGTGGTGCGTCGTGATGATGCGCCACCGGTTTTTTCGTTGTATTTTTACTTTCAGGGGTGTCTTCGTACCTTTGCCGAAAAGAAAAGATCGCAATGGAACATGTCAGTCTTTCATCACTCAACGGCAAGATATATTTCACTTCGGGAATGCCCGATGTGACAATACCAGGTACCGACGGAACACCGCAGCTGGTGACTGTCACCTGCGACGGTGAGCAACTGCTGCAGGAGTCGCTGTGGCCGATAAACAATGTCATCACGCTCTCAGACCTCGGTGAGCTGCTGGAACCGTATGCGAGAAAGCAACTGGTATGCAGCGTTTCGATATCTGCCGACAGTTCCTCTTCGGCCTGCACCGTCCTCTACGCCATGGCCGACGTGGGCATCAGTGCCCAGGAGTTCTACACCGGCTACTTCCTCTCCATACTGATGGGGACGAAGATCACCGCAAGCGGACGCCGCGAACTGTTGTGGTACTATGGCAGCGACTCAGCCTCAGTCATCGCCGAATATGCAGACGGGACTACCGAAACCTTCTCGGCTCCTACTGCCGGAGGCAGCAGCACCTATACCTGTATCGACGTGAGCCCTGATAACTTTATAACCTCAGGAAAGAGTCTGGTGGCATACACCGTGATTGCCGGTAGTCGCAGACAGCGCTTCGAGATGGACTTCTCGGAACCTGACTGTGCGCCTATCCTGGAATTCTATAACTCCTTCGGTGTCTGGGAGTATATGTACTGCACGGGAAAGCATCAGGTGGGTAGTGATTTCAAACGCTCTCAGGCTCGTGTCGGCGGCAAGCTCAGGAACTATAAGATTGAGGAAACACGAACTTTCAAGGCTGACACCGGCTTCCTGAATACGGCAATGGCCAACTGGGCTGAAGACCTGTTCCGCTCTGATGAGGTGTATGTGGTTAATGTCGTGAACGGCAGCGTGCAGGATGCCAACGGTGGTAAGGAGGTTGTATTGTCCGACTCGAAGTCGGACAGAACCAACGAGGATGACCACATGCCGCGCTTCACATTCTCGTACCAGTATGCGCAGCGCATCCAGAACGTGCTGCAGATGGACCGCGTCGGACGTATTTTCGACAACACGTTTGACCATACCTTCAACTAAGATGAAAGAGGCCTTACATATCAACGAGGTGCTGCAGCTGCTGGATAAGGCAGGCAAGGAGCGTAAGAAAGTCAACGTCAGGGCATGGAAAAAAGACGGCAACGAGGTTGACTATATCGGATGGCTACCGCTCACCGGCCACTGGCGGGGTGGCATTCACCGCCTTATGAATCCCCAGAATGGGGAAGTGAGAGCCGTCATTGACGTGCTGATTTATGAGTTTAACGGACATACAGTATATCTATGAACGAAGAGAATAAGCAAGAGATGGTGCCAATAGGGCACCGACCCGGATGGACACGATACTGCGTTGCCCCTGCAGGCGTAGTAGATATCGCTGAGGAGGGCAGCCCTGCCACCAAGTACCAGGAGAGCCGCGTCATTGTACAGAATTTCGATGAGAAACTGACAACCAACCCCATCACTATAGGTGGTGTCAACTATGAATATGTGCCGTATGGGGATGATGACCAGTTACCATTCAATGTGATGGAACGCATCGGTGAGAACATGGTCACTTCACAGTGCCAGCTCTTCAACGTGCAGGCCTGCTATGGTCAGGGTGTACGCTTCATTGACCGAGAGACGCGCGAGGATACTCAGGATGCAGCCATCCGTGATTTCTGCCTCAGAAACTCGCTACACGAGCTCTATCTGGAGCAGGCTACCGACATGAAGTTTTTCTTCACGACGATTACGAAAATCATCCTCTCGCGTGACCATAAGCAGATTGTTCAGGTTCGCCACAAGGAAATGTGCTACTGCCGCTTTGCCCGCTTGGCCAAGAAAAAGCGCTTCGAATATGTTTTGTATGGCGACTGGCGAGAGAGTGCTCCAGACCCTAACGACATCGAGGTGCTGCCAATGCTCGACTTCTATGATCCCCTTAGTGACCTGATGGTTCGTATGGGCAAGGAACCTGATCCGAAGACCGGCGAGAAGCGTAACGCTCCAAAGGACGGAAAAGACTGCGAGTTTGCCATTGTTTGCCGTATGGCTACACCTGGCAGGCAGATCTATTCCAGACCCTACTATTTCTCTGCCTTCCGCGATTCATGGTTTGATATCTACGAGCTGATTGGCATCGGCAAGCGGTTCATGATCCAGAATACATCAGCGCCACGCTTACAGATTGAAGTGCATGATGACTATTGGGATGTTGTCTGTGACAATGATGGCATCACTGATGAAGATGGGCGCAAGGCACGTATCAAGGAGGAAAAGCAGCGTATAATCGACTTTGTATGCGGTCCGAAGAATGCAGGTAAGGCACTCATCAGCGGCTACTACGTTGACCCCACAGGCAAGGAGCACTCCATGGTTCGTGTCATCAACCTGAACCAGGGAAAGAAAGAGGGTGGCGATTGGGCCGACGACATGCAGGAGGCAGCCAATACCCTGTGCTTTGCTTTCGGTGTACATCCTAATTTAATTGGAGCCACACCAGGAAAGAGTCAGATGAACAATTCGGGCTCAGATAAGCGCGAGTTGTTCACCATGAAGCAGGCACTTGAAAAGCCTTTCCACGACGTGATGATGAAACCCTACCACGTCATCCTCCACTATAACGAATGGAGCGAAAACGTGACTGTCGACGTACCCATGCTGATGCTCACCACCCTCGATGAGAATAAGGATGCAGAGAAGGTGACTACTGATGACGACTCCACAAGGAAGCTGGAGAATATGAAGAGAATCCTGAATAATGGATATACCAGTGATGAAATGATTGATTTAATTAAGAGCCTGATCTATGGAGATAACTAAGCAAGAATTTGAAGCGATCCTGAGTGTTGCGACGTCCTCCCATGTGGAGGTATATGAGAAGGTGGAGCCACATTTTACGGCTTCATATGACGAATGCAAGGCTGACGTTCTCGGAGATGTGGGGACGTCAGCCGCTGAGGGGGAGAATAATGAAAAGCTGACTGTGGCCGTGAAGCAATGGGTGGCTATCCATGCATTCCTCGCCGTGTTCCGACAGCTCGACCTGGTACTGACTCCCACCGGCTTCGGTGTGGTCAGCTCCAATCAGATGGCTCCTGCCTCTAAGCAGCGTGTGGATGCCCTGATAGGTCATCTTCGTGACAGTGCGCTGCGGGCTCATGGTGAACTCCTCTTCCGTCTCTGCCACGTAGAAGGATGGGGCGCAACTGACCAGGCTAAGGAGAATATCGATACGTTATTCTATGACTTCAGGATGCTGCAGAAGATGCAGGGCCCTGCGGCTTCGCATCTTGAATGGCAGGCTGCTCAGCGCCTTATCGGACAGGCCGACGAAGCGCTGCGCCTGAAACTGAGCAACCAGTATATGGATCATCTGCTGAATGCAGTCCGATGTGGCACGGTGACTGTCGATGACAAACCGGTCATCTTCCAGTGCAAGCACATCATCAACCTCTGGATTGCCGGTGACCAGGAGGCCGTCAAACTGAAGATGCGCCGACTGCTGAACATGCTCGACGCAGATCTGGAGAAATATTCTATCTATGGAGAATTCGGATACCCAGTAAACCATCATGAGACTTTTCAGAACACTAAGGACGCACCGGCCTACATATTTGGCTGATGGCAGCATAGACCTCTATGCGCCTACTTCATGGCAGAAGATGACGCAGAGACAGCTTCGCTATGTGCTGACTCTGCTGTCACTGTTTGACAATCTGGCGACAGTCAAAACGTACATGCTTATCCGGATGAGCGGCATACATATCGAAGGCTATACCGTGCGCACGGCACACGATGAGCCACAGAGCTACCGCTGCTGGTTCCGACCTGCATGGTGGAAGCCCCGCCGCTGGTTCACACTGCAGGTGTGGCAGGTGCAGAGCTTCATCCGGCAATTCGACTTCATCGATCCGTTCGACGGCATGGATGTGCGGCTGGAGCGCATTCACGGCTGTCGGGCGGTCGACGATATCCTGGACCACTACCCGTTCGGTGACTACCTCCTGGCAGAACAATACTACCAGTTGGCAGTCAGCAGCGGCAAGCCGGAGATGATAGAGAAGCTGGCGACGTTCCTCTATGTGAAGCGTAACGGCAAGCATCCTAAGCGACTGTCACTCTCTCCTGCGGAACAGATGGGCACACTGCGCTGGTTTGCCCACGTAAAAAGCGTCTTCGCTGAGCGTTGGCCGCACTTCTTTAGGAAGGTGGATGCCGATATCGAAGAGCTGGACATAGACCTGATGGGCGCCATGGACGCACAGATCCGTGCACTTACCGAGGGTGACATCACCAAGGAAGAGACCATCAAGGCCCTTCCCTGCTGGCGTGCGCTGACTGAATTGAATGAGAAGGCACGAGAGGCCAAGGAGTTTCACGAGAAATACGATAAGAAATGATATTCGACGCACTTGAATACTTTAAGACGCTGGGTGAAAAGAACCGCCTGTGTAAACAGCACGGCTTCAAGCCAGTATTCTGCTCAGGCCCCGACAGCATCGAGGGCGTGATGCAGGAGTTCCAGAAAACGGCTAATTTTGTGATGATCGATGACACCACTGACGGGAATACGTTCAGTGAAGGCGTCTCTTTCTTTCAGCGCCGTGTATATACCGTGTTCATCCTTGCTGCATACCGCTGGGATGACATGGAAGACCGAAAGGCAAAGTTGAATTTGTGCAGGGAGATCTTCAAGCAGTTCGTTCGCCGCATGATCTGGGACAGGGCACGGCTTGAGAATGAGGATGAAGATGATGACTTCACTTTTCTCAATGTAGAGAAGGTGTACTCCAAGGAGTTTGGCCGCTACACTATGAATGGTGTCACTGGTCTTTACTTCATGGTAGAGAACGATGAGCCGGAATCGATGGAATATGAGGATGAACTCCAGATGGAAAATGAGTGGGATATAGATTAATTCACGACGATGGGAGCACATGCTGAGAGGATGAGGGCGCAGGAGCGCGGCGGCTATGGCCGTGGCAAACTCTATCACTTCACAAAGGAGCAGATAGAGCAGTACGAGCGTGGCTGGTCGAGGATGATGATCGATATCTGGAGAGAGAAAATCATCCAGCTGAACATCACCGACTCAGGCGCCCTGCAAGGATCACTCCAGGAACTCGTTTCAACGGGGCATATGACCACCATCGAACACAAGTTCCTGCAATACGGCCTCTTTGTAGCTGCAGGTGTAGGCAAGGGCTTCGCCCATGGTAACGGCGGCAACCTGCTCTTCATGGGCGATAAGTTCCGCGAGGGCAAGCATGAATACGGCGCCCGTCAGGTGGGTGCCGGACTGTCGGAGGAACACATGAGAAGCCCGAAGTTCAAGGAGGTGACCGTGCAGCGTGGCCCGAATGCCGGCAAGCGTGCTGCTCTTACCTCCGGAGAGAAGCGCATGCCCCGCGACTGGTTCTTCAAGAAATACTACTATAGCATCCGTCGCCTGAACCTCACCGAGGCCGAGTTCTACGGCAAGGCATACCAAGGCCTGATGTCCTCGTTCCTCGACGAACTATTCACAGGAACCATCCGGAGCAACCGCTTCTAGGTATTTTTATTCCAGGAGTGAAAGATGTAAGTTTGCAGAAAAATAAGAGATATGGCAAAAAAGACACTTGCAGAATTGCAGTCGATGTTCGATACGATCCATGATGAGAGACGGACGCATGCGAACACAGCGGAGAGGATAGGTAACGCCTTCCTCGCCATCCTGCCATATCTTGGCGAATACCTCAGAAAAGACCAGCCAGAGACGCTGCAGTACCTTCTTACCTTGCTCGGAGGCCTCGTGGTCGGCAGTTCCAATCAGATAAGGCTCAATCCTGATGGCAGCATCACTTGCGGCAGCTTGCATGTTGAAGGCTCTGCCATCTTTGATGAACTGATTGTAAACAAACAGGCTGTCAATGAGGGCGACCAGATCTTCTCAAACAGAGGCGTCATTGAGCAAGTCGACCAGACGGACACCAACCAGTTCCGTCTGACATTCAGGAAGGAGTACGCTGCAGACCGTACTACATTCGAGGTCAATGACTGTCTGAAATGCAAGGTGAATAACCTCGATGCAAACGGCACTTACTTTACAAGCTGGTTCCGCGTCCTTTCGGTTGACTACGAGAATAACACCGCTGATGTCATCCTCTATCCTGACAATGAGGTTCCGGGCGGTCACAACTACGCACCCGTCGAAGGTGCCGTCGTGGCCAGATGGGGAAACCCCGTGGAGACGGATCGCCAGCAGCAGTTCTACCTGAGCTCTACTGACGGACGGTTCTGCTTCCTCCAGAACGTCACGAAGCCTATCATCAACGATGAAGGCAGTAACGTCACGGCATTCATCGGTCTACCAATGACGGACATCCCGGTACTGGCCACGATGGTAAGGGAAGGCACACTTAGCCCCAATGACCCCATCCTGTATGCAAAGAACCTGATAGTGGAGAGTATCACAACCGTCAAACATGACGGAACTCCGAACTACATACAAAGAGAATGGGACTCGTGGGAACCGGACAGACAATACGTGAAAGGGTATGATGCAGCCACAGACACCTACGTACAGGACAATGTATGGCACGGCGGCTCCCTTTGGCGCTGCATCGTGGCTGCTGCGCTCATAGGCAATCCTCCTTCGCTGACCAATACGGACTGGGCATGCATCCGGAGCGGCGGCCTGAAACTCGAGATAGAATCTTCTGAGGGTGACTGGTTCAACGGTGATGCCAATTTCACCACTACACTCGTTGCCATGGTGGTGCACGGCAGTCTGATCATCTCCGAGGAAGATATCGAGAGCGTTGTCTGGACACGCGAATCCGGTGACGATGAAGCAGACGAAGCATGGAATATCAACCAGGCACGTGGCACTCAGTCCACAAGCCTGACAGTAACATACAACCTGACACTGCCGGAACTGTCGGACATTCCCGTTCCTGCCCTATACGGTAGCAAATGCGGATTCCGTTGTACGGTAAGGGTGGCTGGCAGGGACTTATCTGAAATATACGCAATATGATTAGACAGAAAGAGGGACATATCGTCTACCAGCCGCTGGAATCGCTTTTCACGATGTCCGAGCTCTTCGGCTCGATGAGTCAGGAATATGACGCGGAAACTGGGGAATACACTCCGGACAGGACGCTGACACCTTTTACCTTATTGCCGAACTATAGTGTTACGGACAATACCGGCGGTGTCCCTACTGGCGGCTTCACAAGTGCGCTGAGTAACGTCATCTGGACGGTTACAGCTCGTGTGAACGGCTCAAATCCCGTTCTGAACACGCACTATACCATCGACTCGAACAGCCATGCGCTGACGCTGAACTTCAACCTTGACCCTGACACGATCGGTACAGTGCGCTTTACGGCTGACTACCTGGACCGTCGCCGTAACGAGATTCTTAAACTCGTTTGGGAAAAACAACTGAGCTGCCATTCGTCGACGGGGCACAGGATAGAACTCTTTACTGAGTGGCCGGGGCGCACTAATCTCTTCCCATGGAAAAGCAGGGGTATATTCAGCATCCCCGTCCAGCTGAGGAATGGTGGCAGCGACATCGCCGATGCAGATGCAGTATACCTTTGGCAGGTCTGCGAGAACAACACATGGAGGAATGTAGACCCCAGTGAGGATATCTGGTGCAGAAGCGGAAACAACAACACCAAGACGATATCGATTGACCAGGCATACGTGCAGAAACTGCTGGTACGCTGTGAGGCATGGCCTGCCGACCTTCCTTCCAAGCTGCAGGTGGTAGCCTTCCTCGTTAGACGATACTATGGGCAGTACGACGATGACATCGATGTACTGGAGGGTGCCTACATCTTCCCCGCCACCACAAGGGCCGTCGGAGAGGCGTATGTAACAAACCGCAAGGGCGGTAGGATTCCGAATCCCCAGTTGTACTTCGACATCGAGGTGTTGTACAGCAGGGGTGATGATAACTGGTGGCATATCGCCCATGGTATCAGGGGCGAAGTTCCTAGAAGCATGTTCCCCGTCGACAACACCATGCAGCACCTTTTCGGAGAATCAACAAGAGAACTGACGGCACTCAGACCTATTACGGTTGACGGAAAGATCCTGACCGTTGACGGAAAACTGCTCTGCGGCCAGTTCCCGACCATAGAAAGAGACTTGGAGGATTAGTATATGAGTACAAAGTATTATGTGATTCCGGAGAATATAGCCAAGGAACTTGGCCTGACACCGTACCGTCGTCATAACGAGAATATGGAATACCTGGTGAATTCGGGTGATCTCGTGGTATACGGCATCGAGAAGGCCGTGGACGAAGGTGCCATGGAGTTAACAGTAGAAGAGGCGAAAACATTCATTAAAAAAGCAACATAGCATATGCAGAGTCAGACATTATCAAGAATCAGGAACCTGTACGCCTATAGCGACGGTGACCATATCGACGCACGCATGGGCGTCCAGATAGACGCAGGCTACGGCCTGACACAGTTTTGGGACATCAGTACGGGTGCCGTGACGAACACGGACTTCACACAACACTCGCCAGTGCTGTATCCTTTCCCGTACAGTTCGAAGCGCGGCCAGTATGTCGTTCCTGAATCACAGGGACAGCAGTGGTATTACAACAATCCGGAGACAGACACAGCAGGCATCCTTGATGCCAGCGGCAACGTGAAGTCTGCTTATGCGAACCTGTTCCAGAAAACAACGGTAACGATCGGATCCGGCAACGATGCCATGACCTTCCCGGCACTGAGGATCATCGGCAACCTGGCATCCGCGAATGACCTGACAGATAAGCATATCTACTATAAGAGTACGGTAAATGGAAAGCCGTTTACCTGTACCCAGCTGATACCTATACAGACAACCGTTGGCGATGCTACGGAAATCCTGCTGTCGCTGACAACACAAGACGGCTCAGGCTCCAGCGTGCTGTCCAACACTAACACATGGGTACAGATTGCAGCAGCCCTGCAGAGAGCGGGCAGCACCATTGCCTCAGGTGTGACATACCAGTGGCAACGCCTCGTAAACGGCGTGTGGACTAATGTGACAAACCAACTTGGCACCATCGAGGTGGTGAACAGTTCCACCATCAAAGTATACAATCCTGGAGTAGACAGTGAGGAGATCTTCCGCGTGGCTGTGACTTACAACGGCAAGACACAGTATAAGATGCAGCAGCTGACGGACACTGCTGACACATACTATATCTATGAGGGATGTAGTCAGGCTGGAGATGCCGTAGAGGAGGGCGTGAACGTATCGTTCCGCCCAGTGGTCTACGACCGCAGCACGAACACTCCAGACCAGGCAAACACATGGAGCTTCACGTTCCGACTGCTCAACCTCATTTCCGGAGCGACAGTCGGCAATGCATCAACCACCATCCCATTCGTGGTTCCATATTCAACCATAGAGGAACAGTCTGGCGTATCAGTGGTAATCCAAGCAACAAATGCATAGGATATGGTAAGGATCATCAGGACTAAAGCGCTCATACCTGCGCCAAAGGATGGCATGGAGTGGATACTGGATGTATCTCCCACGCAGCTGGCCACCGATGCTTCAGGAAACTTCAAGTCCGGAAGCACGGTGACAGTAAGCGTGTACATCCAGAAAGGTGAAGGCCAACCGACACAGGAGGGGATGTCTGACTATCAGGTAGAGGTATATAAGGACGGCAGTTCGACTATGCTATTTCTGAAAAGGGAAGCCACTTTCTCGTTCACGGCCGTCAAGACTGCCAAGCGGTATGATATCAAGCTGAAGGTTCACGACTCCTACATCAAGACCGTCACCCTTTCCATCTCTGCAGACGGCAGCAACGGTGAGTCAATATCCACAGTCACGGAGTATTACCTTGCATCTGCCAACTCTTCTGGAGTAACCAGGGATACAAACGGGTGGACCACATCGATACAGACCGTAACTGCCACAAACAAATACCTATGGAACTACGAAAGGGTGGTTTACTCGAATGGAACCATTCGCTATACCGACCCCGTCGTTATCGGAACGTACGGTGATAAGGGTGTCGGTATCTCCTCGGTGACAGAATATTACCTTGCCACGAGTTTCTCTTCTGGCGTGACGCGCAACACATCCGGGTGGACCACATCGATACAGACCGTAACTGCCACAAACAAATACCTGTGGAACTACGAGAGGATAACATATACCGACGGTTCGACACAGGATACAGACCCTGTGATCATCGGTGTATATGGTAACACAGGAACCGGTATCTCCGCTATAACGGAGTATTACCTGGCTATAAATGCCAATTCGGGTGTTACGCGCAGCACAAACGGGTGGACAACATCCATACAGACCGTTACGGCAAGCAAGAAATATCTTTGGAATTACGAAAAGATAACCTATTCAGATGGGTCCTCTGACTATACCGACCCAGTCATCATAGGAACGTATGGCGACAAAGGCGTGAGCATCACATCTGTCACGGAATATTACCTGGCCACCAGTGCCGCATCGGGTGTGACACGCAGCACCTCCGGATGGACTACCGATCCTACATCAGCAACTGCAACTATATCATCTTCAAAGAAATACCTATGGAACTATGAGGTGATAAGTTATTCTGATGGAAGTTCCGACGAGACAGATCCTGTCATCATAGGTTCATACGGTGATCCAGGCGGTACCGGTCCTACAGGTCCGCAAGGTACCGGCGTGTCCTCGACAACATGGTACTATCTTGCCACGACCATGGCAACCGGCGTGACACGCAGCACCTCCGGATGGTCTACCAGCTACCAGCAGGGAACGCCTGACCTTCCATATGTTTGGAGATACGGCGACACACTACTGACAAACGGTACGCATCAGTACACAGACTGTGAACTGATATTCTCCTACTCTGCCGGTGCAAACCCTAACCTGCTCGAGCAGACGAACTTCTCTTCACTTCAGGCACTGGACAAATGGGAAACGAGAAACTCATGTGTTCCGTTGTCGGGTGTGACAGTAACACAGGAATCATATGCCAGCATAGAGACAGGTATACAGGCGCACAACGCCTATTTTGACAGGACGTATAAAACAACGTCCCAGATAGAATATAAGGAGATATTGCAGCAAGTCTTATGGAATACGACAGGCACAATGAGGAAACTGGAGCCTAGCACATGGTACACACTATCTTTCTGGGCAAAGGGCGATTACAATATAGCTACATTTATATATCCTAGTGTATTCGACAACACTTCAATATGCTATATCGACGGTGTAATGCAGGCAGCGAACTCTAGAGGAACCGATGCTTATATCAATTGGAGTCTTTCCAACACCTGGGCCCGCCATACATTCACTTTCAAGACGAAGAGCAGCATAAGCGGTTCTGATCAGAAGTTACTGTTCAGATTGTACCCTAGAAGTTCTTCCTATACTTCCAACAGGGTATATCTCTGTATGCCGAAGCTGGAAGTAGGTATGCAGGCCACAAGCTACATATCCAATGAGGAGAGTACGCACAAGGGGCAACTCAGACGTAGGAGATGGGCTTTGAATACCGAGTATTTCAAAGGTGCTGTTGATGAGAGATATGAGGATACAGTACTGGTAGAAGAATACGGTTTCTACCGCTGTATCAAAACTCATATTTCTACTGATTCTAACAGGCCTGGTACTGGAACCTACTGGCAGACTTACTGGAGTTCTGTTGGCAGCAGTGAATTCGAGATGCTGTCCACAGACCTGTTCTTCGCCAATAAGGCTCTCATAAACAACCTCATAGCGACCCTGATTCAGACAGGCTATAGCGGTACACCGCATATCGAGGCTGAAGGCTCTGAATTCAAGATCTTCGGTAAAGGGCAGTATCCTGCAATATATCTGGCCGTCAATGACAACAACCAGGCCGTGCTCAGATTCCAGAATGAGAACACGGGCGAGTTCCTGTATGACCTCGGACCTGACGGTATCATGAAGGAATTCTCTGAAGTGGCAGATTCTTATACGCAGATGAAGCTAAAGAAACTTACGAACGTTACCAGAATATCAGAAATAACCGATATCGCAGATAGTGCCTGTACGACCTACTACCGGTTCAATGAGGGATATAAGCAAATAGGCTCCGGCAGCAGCGCAACAAAACAATATCATGTTTCCGGAACATTCTCACCCTCAGCTAAGAACTCGCAGTTCTTTACAACTCAGAACTATAATGGCAGCACTATTCCTGACGGTTGGTACGTCAAGCCTAACAACGGGCATTACATGCAGATGTTATCTGGTCAATATCGTGTGAACAATGACGGACTTTACGAAGAGATACCAATATATCAGGTGACAATTTACCAATTCTCAAATGGTAAACTCGTTTCGTCGGTACCTGTATACTTCCTCTATACGGACTACCAGCATACAAGCAAAAGCGTAGGCTGTGACGAGAGTGGTAACGAGCTGAGCACATCTACATACTCATACCTCTACTCATACTATCAGAGTCAATACGGATTATTATAAATATAAAGATCATGAACAGTTCAGATTTACAGGAAGCCAAGTCGATGGAAGCTCTGCAGAGCATCACCGACAACACGAAAGTATTGGGCTATGACCCTACAGGAAACAAGTACGGACTTATTAGCGTAGGTAAAATAAAGGCCACCACATGGTGCGGCTGCCGGTGGCGTAAGGATTCGCTGACAACAGTCGGAGAACCGGTCGGCTCCCTTCCGAAGATCGAGCGCATGGCCGCACTCTTCGGACTGGGCGGTTACCTGGTTCAAAACAACCACACACGCCAGAAACTGTCAGCGGCGAACCACAACTACCTGGCCAGCGGTGCCGCTGCTGCACTGGACGGCTCTATGGGCCATTACCAATGGGGAAGCGGCGTGACCATCTACTATGCCACATGGGAGGATGAGACATATATCTACGAGGCAGTGGATACAGTTCCCATCCCCGGACAGCTGAACTACAAGATTCCTGTGTTCAGCCGTTCATGTGCAGGATATGCCACCATCGACCGCACAAACAACAAACTGGTGAGTTACATTAACAACGCAGCACAGTACCGAGGCGGTAACAACAACTCTGCGCTTGATTCTGCCTTTAACTCACAGCTGGGCAAGCCCGCAACGAACATTGCGGTACCTACTGCAGCGCAGTATGCTCGAGCCAACGGCAGCCTGTGGTTCTGTAATGCCCGTGTGGCATTCGCCATCACGGCCATTCTGAAGCGTATCTATTTCCACAACCGCAGCATTGGAGCAGCGGTGAACAATACGCTGACAGCAGACGGCCTCCATCAGGGCGGTACCGGCGTAGGCGCTGACCTTCCCGCCAACTGGGGCGGCGACTGGGGCTACTATCCGTACCTTCCACTTTCCGCAGGCGTGAACCAGGGCGACCTCACAGGAATCTTCTCACAGAGCATCACCGACAGCGGAGGCACGAGAGTCATCAACAACATCCCTTCGTTCATCGGTCTGAAGAACGACTACAAATACCTGGGATGCATCGAGGAGGACACGCTGATCCAATGCGAGGCCAACGGCGCTCAGTCGTTCTGGATCGACAACAACATCGACGGACACACGTTCGACGTCACAAAAACGGAAGGGCACATCCTTGTCGGCACGGCCTACCAAACGGGAGCTGCCGGATGGTCTTATCCGAAAAAGATCAATTTGTCGAACCTCTGCAATTTTCCGCTTGAAAACGGAGGAAGCGCTTCGACAGGCTACGGCGATGGATATTATAATCCGTTTGCGACTAGCGGTCTTCGCGGTGCTTATCGTCTCGGCGATGCGAGCAATGGCGACATTGCCGGCTCGGTGTTCCTCGTTGGCAGCTCTGCGCCCACGTCTGCCTATGCGTACTGCGGCGTGGTCCTCTGTGAATTCAAGGAGGCATTCAGCACGGAGCCTACGCTGATCTCGTAGGAAAACGGGCAGTTCTGAGGAAACAAAGGACACAGGGCGCGGTAGCGCCCCTCCGCTCCGTCAAGGAGCGGAGCGATTTTTTAAAAAATTAAAAATTATAAAATTCGCTCTTTGACTTGTTGGATTACAGTAGAAAAAGTGTAACTTTGCAGTGCTTTTTCAAGCAGGTAGAACCCTCATGCGCGGTCTTCGCGGTGCTTATCGTCTCGGCAATGCGAACAATGGCGACAATGCCGGCTCGGTGTACCTCAATGGCAACAATGCGCCCACGAATGCCAATGCGAACTACGGCGTGGTCCTCAATAGATCAAAAACCAAGAGGGTGAGCCTTCCCTATCGGGAAAACATAGATGAGATGACGGCGAGGCTCGTAGGATCATGCCGAGTGCCATACCCGCCGGGACGATCTACAGACGTTCCACCAGACCCCACATTCGATAATCACTCAAGACCCCGACTATGCGACGCATAAGAGACAGTCGGGAGAATGAGACGGAGCAGAACGTAAGGGATGCTTTCGACAACTTCTCGGACGGCAAGCACAAGCGTGCCGATATCCGGGCGTACGAAGCAGATCTTGACGAGAATGTCCGTCTGGTACTCGCCGACATCATCAATGAGTCTTTCGAGCCACAAGGCTATAAGGAGGCTCATATATTCGACAAAAAGCACAGGAAGCTGGCAAAGGCTCCCATCCGCGACCACCATACGGAGGCCGCTGCAATGCTGCCGTATGAGCATCAGGTATATGACTACATATCCTGGAGAGCTCCGGCAGTGAGGCCCGGACTGGGAACACACGCCTTCTTCCGTTTCATCAGGAACGAGATGTACCGATATCCGCAACTGGAAGTCGGATACAACCTCCCCCTGGACATCCATCATTATTTCCCGATGATGGATCACTCCATCCTCAAACAGAAGATTGCAAACAAGTTCAAGAAAGGCAAGCTGCGCAACTTTATATATAAGGTGATAGACAGCTACCTTCAGGGCGCTCCTCTGGGCATCAAGATCGCGCAGCTCTTCGGCATGCTCGACCTGGCAGACTTCGACAGGAAGGCTGAACGGTTCTTCGGTATCGCCGACGATCCTGAGCGCATGGCCTACTGGACCAGCCGTTACATCAGCGAGAAGATCCTGACGGCCAGAACACCCGAGGAGGCAAAACTTTTAGGGAGAGGCAGCCAGTTCCTGGCAAGGAGATTCCAGCGTTTCGCCCGTGAAGGCCTCACGCATTACTTCCGCTTCGTCGACAATTTCCTGATACTGCACGAGGACAAAACCTTCCTGCGTATCGTCAGGGACTTGATGATTATGCACCTGACACGGGACTACCTCTTCACCCTTAACAATGACTACAACGTGCGTCCTACATGGATGGGTATCCGTATCTGCGGATATACCTTCTACCATGACCACGTTGAAACAGCCAAAAGAAACAAGCAGAACCTCGCAAGGAGGATTAAGCGCTTGCAGAAGAAGGGTATCGAGGAGGAAAAGATCCGTATCAGGGTGGCCAGCCAGCTCGGATTCATCAAACATGCAGATTGTATAAACTTACTAAAAACTTTAGGTATGGAAAAGTCATTAGGCAAAATCATCAACAAAAGGAGGATCAAGCCACCTTTCCCAGGAATGGGACCCGACCAGAAAATTCACTTCTCTTCAATTGTGAATAAGTGTGAATCGGGGGGGGGGGGGGGGAAAATTTTTTTTTATTAATGGTGAAGAGGGGGTGAGTGGGGGGGGGGGGGGATGTAAAATTCTGTTAATTGATTACGTCATTCAGGAGTCAAAAATCGAGAAGCACACCGTTACGGTGAATATCCCGGACTCCGACGGCATCAATCAGGAAGTCACGAAGACAGTCCCGGGCAAAGTCCTCGCCTTCAAATTCAAGAAGATCATCAAGACCTTCGAGATGGGCGACGAGGAGAAATATGTGTTCGAGAAACAGAAAGACAAAGACGGGAATCCTACGGACACAGATGCAGAGTTTTACACTTTCACAGGCAGCAAGATCATGATTGACCAGGCTCTGAACGACTTCACGCCTGCCGACCTGCCGTGTCCTACAGTTATCCAGCAGTTCCAGGGCAAGGATGGCAAAACTTATACTAAATTCACATAGTTATGGAAAAGCAGTCATTTATCTACACAGAGCCGCGTACTTTCGGAAAGTACGATGCAGAGCACATTATCGGTTATCTCGGTGAGGAGATTATCCCAAACCACGTTCCTGAAAACAATGGCGAGGTAGAGCCGGAACCTGTTACCGGATACAAGTACACGGGAACAGAGAAGGACGGCGGTACCATCATGCCGTGCAGCGACCCCACGTCCTATCCGGAAGTGGCTAACGCCATCATCCGCTCGAAATATACAGAGAGTGATGAGATGGCAATCCACCGCCACTTCAACAATGATCCTGTCGCATATAAGGAAGAGTGGGATGAGTATAATGCTTTCTGCGAGGCTGCCAAAGTACTTGCAAAACGTTGGCTGGGGATAGAATAACCAGCTTCAGTCACCCTTTTATCACACTGCCACGAAGCCCATCAGCGTTGTGGCAGTGTATTTTTATGCCCAGACGTTTCTTTCTACTTTTGCAGAAACAAATATCAGAAGATATGAAAGAAAATACAAAAGACTGGATTCACTACACTGCGGCCAGTGCGCTGATCATCTCGGCGATTGTCATGGCCTTCGTGTCGTTTTTCATGACCATGGATATCGGGGCAGGACCACTGACATACATCGGCGAGTCACTGTCTGCAGCACTTGGTCTGTTCGGAATAGGCATCTATGCGGTCAACAAGGTTAACTCCATCAGCAGAAGGATGGACAGACGGTTTAACGAGTTAGAATCCAGAGAAAGAGGAAAGGAGGTATACAATGAGGAAGATAACTAAGATTTTCGTTCACTGTACCGCTAGTTATCAGGCAACGACCACTGAAACCTCGCTTCGAGCAGAGTTCAAAAACAAAGGATGGAAGGCTCCTGGCTATCATTATGTCATCAAGACCGATGGAAATGTCATCTGCATGCTCGATGAGTCGAAGGTGGCAAACGGCGTATCAGGCTACAATGCAAACAGCATTCACGTCTCATGGATAGGAGGTATAGACAAAACACATCCCAAGGGGATAGATAACAGGACGCCTGAGCAGAAGGTGGCTCTTTTCGACTTGCTGACGAAATTGAAGTTGAAATATCCAAATGCCATAATTATGGGGCATCGTGACATCTCACCTGACTTGAACCATAACGGAGTGGTCGATCCTTGGGAACGTATCAAAGAATGCCCATGTTTCGATGCCATGATTGAGTATATGGACATCAACAAAATTGGATAAAAACGAACATCAAATTTAGAAGTATGAAACAAAAAATCCTACTCTGGGGCGGACTGACAATATTTGCCCTCATCATGTCATTTATTGAGTTGAAATCTCCTTGGGGCCTGCTGGAGAATATCAGGCTGAAAAAAGAAGTTTCTGAACTTAAGGAGTCCCTTGCACATGCTCAGCAGTATGTCCCATTAGAGCGAGACACGGTAATAATCCATGACTCCATTCCGGTGGAAGTGGTAACATCACCCGTCATCACAGCAGAGCTTAGCGCCTTGCGCAAACAGCACATCATCGATGAGGAGATGATAAAAGATCTGGGACTGAAACTGAAGCAGATGGATGCCGTCCAGACAACAGTCACAGAGACCAAGGATAGCGCGAAAGCGGAATTTGACCATAATTTTAAGGTTTTTAGTTATGACGACAGGTGGAGCCACCTGCAGTTCAGACTCCAGGACTCCACCTTTTACTACAATATCAGGGACTCCCTGATAACTGTGATCTATCATGAATACAAGCACAGGTTCCTGTGGTTCCGATGGGGTGTCAAAGGCTACAAGGTGAAAATGACGAACCTGAATCCACACTCCTCCATCCGCTACAATTCCTATGTAAAGCCCGAGAAATAGCCCGGGCTTTATTGTTTACACCTTATTAATATTAAATATATGCTGAAATATTTGGTAGTTTGAGAAATTATGTGTATATTTGCAGCAAAGATATACAACTATGGGTATTTTGGCAGGTCTTTACGCTTTGCTTGGCATAGGTGGAACGGCTTATCTTACCGGCTCAGGCATTGGAAGCATCTTCAGGAAAGAGGTTTCCAATGAGGAGTTCTGCAATATGTTCAGACAGGAGCAACAGCGTAGGGAGGAAAGCCGGATGAGATTTAAGGAAATCCATCGGGGCAAACCAGCAATATAGGGTATTTTTAAGATATAGCGATGAGTGGTAACTTTGCATAAAAATGTAACGTTACCACTTTTTCGTTATGGCAAAAGACCAGATATACAGCAGCGTCATCCGTCTGAATACAGAGGATGCGCAGAACAAGATGGAAGACCTGAAGAAAAGGGTTCAGGATCTCGTGGCGCTTCGCGATACCATCGACAAAAAGAAGGACTCCGGCTACTACAAGTCCGTAAGCAAGCAGATCAATGCCGCTAAGGCAGAGCTGAAGGTGTATGAAAACGAGGTGATGAAGACCATCCAGACGCTCGACAACCTCGGCAATGCTTCTGCTAAGGATATCCGTGATGCCCAGAAGTCCCTGCAGAAGATGATTGATGCGAAGCCTCAGGGTGCCGAGGAGATGGGTGAGTTCGTGCGTCGCCTGCAGGAGGTGAAGCAGGAACTGCAGAGCATCGCCACCATGCGGGCCTTCGATGAAGTGAAGGCAGGCATTACCGGTACCGGCAAGAGCGCACAGCAACTGGGTGCTGAGATGCGCTTCCTTCGTGAGACGTCCGAGAACGTCAGCACGGCATCCGTCCAGCAGCTGGAGAAAGCACTGGAGGTTGCCCGTGAACACCTGAAGGTTGCCGAGCAGGGCAGCAAGGCCTATGAACGATCTACTGAATACATCCGCAGTTTCACTGCCCAACTGGAAAAGGTGAAGGAGGAACAAAGAAAATCGAACACGCTCGTAGACCGATATAACAAGGAATTAAAGGAGGCTGGTAAGGAAGAGAAGGTTGTGGCCGACGAAGCGACACTCATCAAGAGGACGCTCGACAATATCAGCGGTGCCAGCATGCGAGATTTGGAATATTCCATCAAGGCCGTTAGCGAACAGATGAAGGATATGGATCGCAACTCCGACGGCTATATGGAGGCAGAGAAGAAAGTCAGGAAATTGCGCACGGAGCTGGAGAGGACCAGGCATGAAGCAGGTGCTCAGCAGTCGGTATTCGGGAAGTTCATTACCTCCCTCAATACGAACTGGGGTGCCATCACACAGATACTCGGTGCTGTCACTGGTCTGACGATGACCATGCGCAAGGCCGTACAGGACTACGCCACCATGGAGGAAGAGATGGCAAATGTCCGCAAATACACAGGTCTGGCTGACGAAGGAGTTAAGGAACTCAATGATGACCTGAAGAAAATGAACACCCGCACGAGCCGGGAGGAACTGAACCAACTGGCAGGTAGTGCAGGAAGACTGGGCATCCAGGCAAAGGACAGCATTCTCGAATTCGTCGATGCTGCCGACAAAATCAAGGTTGCCCTCGGTGATGACCTTGGTGATGGTGCCGTAGACCAGATAGGTAAACTGGCTATGGCCTTCGGCGAGGATGAGAGAATGGGTCTGCGTGGCGCCATGCTGGCTACCGGTTCCGCAGTCAACGAACTGGCTCAGAACTCCAGTGCAAAGGCTGGGTTCCTCGTTGACTATACGGCACGCGTGGCAGGCTTCGGCAAGCAGCTGGGTCTGACACAGGCACAGATAATGGGTTACGGTGCCGTGATGGATGAGAACCTGCTGCGTGATGAGATGGCAGCCACCGCTTTCGGCAATATGCTTACCAAGATGCAGACCGATACGGAGAAATTCGCCCATATTGCCGGTCAGAGCGTCGAGGATTTCACAAAGCTTCTGAATGAGGATGCTAACCAGGCTATCCTCAATCTTGCCGACAGTCTGCGCAGTCAGGATCCGCAGACGATGATGAAGATGCTCGATGACATGGGACTGGACGGTGCCCGTGCCGTCGGTGTGCTCTCCACCATGGCAGATAAGATTGACGATGTACGCGAACGCCAGAGACTGGCTACTGAGGCTTACAAGCAAGGTAACAGCGTCATCAAGGAGTTCGGGGTGATGAACAACACCGTGCAGGCCAATCTGGACAAATGCAAGAAAAAGTTCCATGAGATGACGATACAGCTGGGTGAACAGCTGCTGCCGGTTGTCAAGTACACCTGCACAGGATTCTCCCTCTTCGTGAAGGCACTGTCGACAACAACGAGCTTTATCATGGAAAACAAGGGTGCCATCATTGCCGGTGGTCTGGCAATAGCAGCCTATACCGCTTATGTCAATGCCGCTACGATAGCAACCAAGGCACATACCATAGCAACGAACATAGCCAAGGCAGCAACCGCCGCTTTCAACTTCGTAACGAAGATGAATCCCATCGGCCTGGTGATAGCAGCCTTGACCGCTGCAGTGGCTCTCTTCATCAAGTATCGTGACCGCATCAGCGGAGCCAGTGAGGCCACCTCGATGCTCAGGCAGGCAGGTGCAAGACTGGCTGGTGTCCTGGCACAAGTTGCGGGTTGGTTGATTAACCTCGTTAAATGGGCTGTCTCACTGTATGACAAATTCTCGTTCTTACGGAAGGTCATACAGCTGCTGGTGACAGCATTCACCACAGGCTTCACCACCATAACTATCGCCGTGAAATACCTAATTGACGAACTGGGTGCAGTAGCCACAGTGATAGAAGGTATATTCACGCTGGACTGGGGAAAAATCAAAGACGGCTTCAAACAAGGCTTCAAGGCCATCGCTGATGCCGCTGTCGCTCAGTTCAACAACGTGAAGCGTACTGTGAAGGAAACATTCTCAGCTCCACCTCCTGCCGGTTCCGGAGGGAATGCAGTGGCTGAAGGTGCCGCGATCGGTGCATCTGTCGGCAAGGCTGCAGCGGACAAACCCGTAGAGCAGACACTGCCGGAGATTGTCGTGAAGCCCCAGAAAAAGCAGCCTTACGTGTCTGATGCCGACATAAAGAGGCAGGAAAGGGAGCAGCGCAAGGCAGAGGCAGAACGTAAGAAAAAAGAGAATGAGGAACGTAAGGCCTTGCATGAGCAGAGCAAGCAGCTGAAGGCTGAGATGGATAACCGGCTTGCAGAGGAAGCCGTCAGCTATAGTCTCGGTCTGACGAACTACCGCGACTACATCGAGAAGCGTAAGCAGATCCAGCTGGAGGGCATCAAAGAGCGTAAGGCACTCTTTGAGCAGGGCAGTACCGAATACCTGCGCCTCGATGCCCAGGAGAAAATGCTGCTTGCCCATGGGGATGAAGAGGCAAGGAAACTATCCCTGAAGGAGAAAGAACGAGAGCATAGCCAGAAGATGGCCATGCTGGAATCCAGCTTCTACGATGAAAGGTTTGCTGCATACCATAATGAGCAGGCGTTGAATGAAATGTTATTCCAGGAAGAAATGGCTTTCTTGCAGTGGAAGAAAGACCAGGCCGTAAAAGGATCGCTGGAAGAAATGCAATTGGAATGGGAAATAGCTGACCGCAGCGCACAACATCAGGAAGAGACTCGGCGCGACATCGAGGAACGTCTGCTAAAGATCCGCACCGATTACCTCCATCAGACCAATGACATGCAGCGTGACATTGAACTGAATGCCCTGCAGGAACTCTACGACAAGAAACTGCTGGCGGAAGAGGACTACCAACAGGCAAGGTTGGCCATCGAGGCTAAGTATGCCCAGAACCCTGCACAGGCTACAAAGGATCAGTTCACAGAGAATGTGAACAATGGTCTGGCCGTCGCACGCGAAAAGGCAGGCGATGCTAATGCCAGCAATCCATGGACAGGCGATCTGACAAACTATATGAATACAAACACAATGCTGAAACAGCTCTATGAGCAAGACAAACTGACTCATGCCGAGTATCTTGCAGCCAAGGCTCAGAACCTCTCTGAGTTCATCGAGCAGGTTCAGCAGAAATACCAGGTAATGTTCCAATCGGTTTCAGCCGTTCTGGGTGGAATCAGCAACTATGCCAAGGCATGCTCTGATTATGAGGTAGCCGTCGTAGAAAAGAACTACGACAAACAGATTGAGGCAGCAGGTAACAACGAGCGAAAACGCAAGAAACTCGAAGAGAAAAAGCAGAAGGAGATTGCTGCCATCAAGTCAAAGGCCAATAAACGGGCCATGAAGATAGAGATTGCCCAGGCACTTGCCAGCACGGCAATGAGTGCCATCAACGCCTATTCGTCTGCTGCACAGGTTCCGCTCATCGGTTATATCCTGGCACCTATCGCAGCTGCTGCCGCAGTGGCTGCCGGCATGCTCCAGATTGCCACAATTAAAAAGCAGCATCAGACGGAGGAAATGGGTTACTATGGTGGCGGTTTTACCGGAGGCAAGCGATATCAGAAGGAGGCCGGAGTGGTTCATGAAGGCGAGTTCGTCGCCAACCATCAGGCCGTCAACAATCCGAATGTGCTGCCGTTCCTGAACTTCCTCGACCAGGCACAGCGTAACAACACCGTCGGTTCGCTGACTGCAGAGGACGTGTCGCGCTCCATGGGCGCTGGTGGCAGCAGCCAGATCGTTACTCCGATTGTCAATGTCCAGACTGACAATGAAGAGTTACGTGATGCCGTCGATGCTCACCGCGAGGCTACAGACCGGCTGATTGCAAGGCTGAATATCCCCATCGATGCAAGGGTAGTTCTGACGGGTACTGACGGATTGAACGCACAACAAGAATTATTGGATAGGATGCTAAAGAACAAGTAAATATGGCAGTCAAATTATTCCTGGATAACCAAGAGGTCATCACTGATAGCACTCAGGAGATCAAGATAACAAGGGAGAATCCGTACTTCACGCTTTCGGATTCTTATACCCTTGACGTTTCCATCCCGCTCTCCATCCTTCAGAACCGGAAGTTTTTCGGAAGCATACAGAAGCTGGAGAAAAAGAGAGAATACCGAGAATACGCCTGCAGGCTGTATTGCTCGAACTCTCTACTGATGGAGGGAACTGCACGTATCGTACAGTCCACAGAGTCGGTTGTAAAGGTTCAACTTGCCTGTGGCGTCTCAGCCCTGAAGATGTCAAGCGAGCAGGAGGGAACATATATTGACAACCTGATTACAGAGAAAGAGGGTTGGCAACTTAACCTCACGAGCACGCTTGATTACGGCCCTACGTCAGACGCTCCGTTAAACGACATTATGGGAGGTACACACACAGGATACGGTTTTCCTGTCCTGGACAATACGAATGATATCGTTGTCAACATCGCAGATGCTGATTATCTACTTTCTAGATCCTGCACTTACGTCAGCGAGTGTCCGCGACTTCTGGACGTTGCAAGGCTTATTGCATCGAAGATGGGATATACATTAGATTTGTCCATCCTTCCTGCCGCTTGTAATAGTATCTTTATCGTATCGGCAACACATGGCAACATCGGAAAGAAAATCCCGCACTGGACAGTCAAAGAATTCTTCAAGCAGTTCCAGAATTTCTTCGGCTGTACCTTGGTACGGAGCGGAAACAAGGCGCTGCGCCTGGTTCCTCTTGACAGTTTCACACAAAACCCTGTCACCACTATCACGCCTCTGAATGAATTCCAGGCAGAATACTCGAAGGATGACGATGCAGAAGGCATCATGAATAGGAACGTAGAGTTCGAGATGGAGAATTCCACCTCAGAAACTGTCGATGAAGAAATCCTCGAGCAGGCAAAATATACTTCCGAATACTCTGATGCCGGTGTCATGAACAATGCCTTCCGCAACGAGTCTGATGCCGTCAGGATGCATAAGATATACAACCTGAACGGAGAGCTATATGTAGGATGGGAAAAGGGTGAGAATGACTATGAACTGAAACGCGTAGCTCCTTTCAATCCGTTGAAGCGATTCGAGGGTGCCGACAGTGTCAAACTGAAGATCTCCCCTGCATACATCGAGGAAGAGGTGGAATGTACCATCTATGCGTCGCACGACCTATTTGTAAGCCCGTATGCACACACACTTGATCTTAACCTCCCTTCAGTATCAAACCCTTTCGGACAAAGTATTAATTTCGGATACAATCCTTCAGGGAATGAAAATCAGGAGGAGGGTCCGACTCTACAGAGTCTGGTCGAAGGGTCTGAATCAATCGTAAGCAATGAGGAAAAATCAGATATAATGAGCGTTGCCTTCCTAGACGGAAGGGAAGAGACAGTTACTGCTGTTTCAGAACAATATGGTAGTAAGACTGTTTCATACCTGATTCATCTGGCATTCACAGACTACAATTTCAAAAAGCAGTTGTCTAACAACCGCAGCAAGTGGAGTTTCAGCCTGAATGACCTAACAGGTTATGATTTCTATCTCGGGCAGCTGCACAAGATAAATTTCCGATGCTCCCACAATGTGAAGCACATCTTCAAGTTCCTGTCTGACTACATCCCGGAGGCCGACAATATCTTCATTATCGGTGGAAAGAGGTATGCTTGTGAGAAGATCGAGGCCAGCATCAAGCAAGGGAACCTTGACAAACTGATGACCGGCTACTTCTATGAAATAGTGTCATAGGTCGCCGTCAAAGTGCTTGGCTGCCTCGTTGACGTAGCCAGACCGTCGCTTCATATAGAGGTTCGTGACCTCCACGCTGGAATGGCGTGCCTGGTCCCTCGCTGATATTACGCCCAGCTTCTCGCCATGGTCGATGATGCCGGTATCCTTCAGACTATAGAACATATAATAAGGTGGGAATCCCAATTCCTCGCGGAGCTTGGCAAACCGGTTCCTGAAGATATCGCTCCTGGCACGTTCCTCTGATGGTATGAACTGCTTGCCGAACAAGTACGATCTCCCGGAATGACTGAACACTTCGAGTTCCAGCATCAGCTTCACAATCTTATCGTGAAGTGGGACCCGTCCGTTCTTGCGGTTCTTACTTACCATCGACGGGACAAATACCGTCTGATCCTGCAGCTGGATATCCCTCACTCGTATCTTCACGAGCTCAATGGGCCTTATCATCGTGTAATACTCAAAGTAGCAGGCCAGCAGGAACCGCTTATCTGTCTGTCTGAGGTATGCGGACATACGCTTCACGTCTGGTACCGACAATGGCTCCCTGAACTTTTCCTTCACTGGAAGAATCGGGATCTTCGATATCGGATTGTCAGAGAGATACTGCTTTTCCACCAGCCAGGTGCAGAAGGCGGACATCCATGTGCGGTAGTTGTTTCTGGTCAGGGTGGAAGTCTCACGGTCGAGAAGAATGTAATCCAGGAAGTCTGTTGCCAGTGCCGTGTCTAGCTCATATACCTTTTTATTATTATAGTGCCGGTCTTCAAGCCATTCCTCGAAGATGTTCAGCCGTGAATAATAATCTATCCGGGTCTTTTCGGACATGGCACCCTTCTGCTCCAGTTTCTTTATATAGGTCTTATACCTGCCTATGACAGTCAACAAAGGCGTGGCCGTGCGTCCTACAGACGGAGCCGTGAAGGGATTGATGCCCTTCATGAAGTTGTTATATACATTGGCTGATATCTGAGCAGCCATGAAGTCACGCTCAGCACCTTTCAAGTATCGGTTGAGCATGATCTTGAATCTGACAAGTTTGCCAGACTCCGGATTTCTCACATAATAAAACAGGTAGGAATCCTTGCCGTCCTCGCCGTCATGGCGTCTGCAAGGGATAAAATCTACGTTTAAATAACAATTTTTAGAGTTTTTTGGAAACAT